GACCTAACTTTATCCCCATTGCTTATCCCCATGACGGCAATAGACGAGATTCTATGGGTAATCCCGGTCTGGCTGACCAGTACCGTAATCTAGGTTGTAACATACTACTGGACCATTTTACCAACCCCGCAGCATTGGGGCAGGATAAGGGCGGTAATAGTATAGAAGAAGGTCTGATGGCAATGATACAGGCTATGGAGAATGATAAGTTTAAAGTCTTTAGCACTTTATCTGACTGGTGGGAAGAGTTCAGGATGTATCACAGGAAAGGTGGTAAGGTAGTTCCTATAAGGGATGACCTTATGAGTGCCACTCGTTATGCTTTCCAATCACAGCGTTTTGCAATATCCGGTGAAGACCCGGCTTGGACAAAGGATTTAGAATACAAAAACTATGGCATCATCTAAAAAAATAACAGAAGAAGATTTAATATCCAGAATAAGGGGTGAGATTACCACCTCTTTGGGGTATATGGGAGATACTATCTCCAAACAGCGGGAGCAAGCTATGAAGTATTACTATGGCTTGCCTTTCGGTAATGAAGTAGAAGGTAGGAGTCAGTACGTTGATTCTACTGTTCAGGACACCATTGAATGGATTAAGCCCTCCTTGATGCGAGTATTTGCCTCCGGGGATGAAATGGTAAAATTTAGTCCTCATGGTCCCGAAGACGTAGAAATGGCGAAACAAGCTACTGATTATGTCAACTACATCTTTACCAAAGACAATCCCGGCTGGGAAATCCTGTACTCTTGGTTCACCGATGCCCTCTTATCTAAGAATGGTATCGTTAAGGTATGGTGGGATGAGTATGAGGATTGGAATAGAGAGGAGTACAATGGCTTAGAAGAGCTACAGTTCGAGACTTTAATCATGTCTCCGAGTGTAGAAGTCATAGAACACACTTCCTACCCTGATCCACAGTACAATGCGATGGAGGAGACTACTACTGTAGGTATGATGCCCGGAATGGAAGTACCTCAGATACATGATGTTGTAATCAAACGCAACAGTTATACTGGTAAGATTCGCATAGAGAATGTACCACCTTCAGAATTTCTTATTGCTAGAGAATCTAAGAATATTCAGGACTCTAGGTTTGTCTGTCACCGAGTTATTAAAACTCTATCTGAGTTGCGGGAGATGTACCCTGATGAGAATCTTGATCCAGAAGATTTAGGCGGTGGTGATGATGACTTAGCCTCTTACGATACTGAACGACTTGAAAGGTATATGTTTGATAAGTCTGCACGTTTCTGGGAAGGATGGGGTGATGCAGGAACTGATGAAGAAGGACTACGAACCTATTGGTTGCATGAGTCCTTTCTCAGAACAGATTTTGATAATGATGGTATTACAGAACTCAGGAAGGTATGTAGCGTTGGTGACAAGGTACTTCAGAATGATGCGGTAGATTCTATACCTTTCGTATCTTTATCACCGATAACTATACCACATAAATTCTTTGGTCTGTCTGTTGCAGACCTTGTGATGGACTTACAGTTGATGAAGAGTACGCTCATGCGTAATCTCATGGACAATATGTACAATCAGAACTATGGACGTTATGCTGTACTGGAGGGTCAAGCGAACTTGGATGACTTGCTTACCCAGCGTCCGGGCGGTGTAGTCAGGGTTAAATCACCCAATGCCGTCACACCTCTTGCTACACCCTCTTTAGAACCTTATTCGTTCCAGATGCTTGAGTATCTTGACAGTATAAGAGAATCCAGAGCAGGTGTATCCAAGATGTCTCAGGGCATGAATGACAACGCATTAACCTCTCATACGACTGCTACTGCCGTAAACGCTGTAATGTCGGCAGCACAGAGTCGTGTAGAGTTGATTGCGAGAAACTTTGCAGAGACAGGTGTGAAAGAGTTAATGAACAGGATATACGAACTTCTCCTAAAGAATCAGGATAAGGAGCGTGTAGTTATGTTGAGGAACAATTGGGTTCCTGTACGACCTGATTCATGGAACGATAAGTATGACTGTACAGTAAGTGTAGCTTTAGGTAATGGCAATAAAGACCAGCAATTAGCCCATTTATCTGCTATTATGCAGTTTGCATCTGAAGCAATGAAGGGTGGTCTTCCTATTGCTAATCCACAGAATATGTACAATATTGGCGCAGCTATGGTCAAGAACATGGGATTCCAGAACGTACAGGACTTCCTGACTGATCCGTCTACTCTGCCACCACCACAACCACCCGGACCTACGCCGGAGCAACAGATTGAGCAGCAGGAAATGCAACTGAAACAGCAGGAACTGCAAATCAAAGCTGCGGATGTGCAGATTAAACAGCAGAAGATTGAGCAAGAGGCTCAGAAGAATGCAGTTGATGCACAGCTTAAAGTAGAAGAATTAAAACTGGAACGTGAACAGAACCGTGCTGTAGCTATAGGAGACACATGACACCCGAAGAACGAGAACGTAAAGCACAAAATTTAATTAATGACCCCTTGTTGAACGAGTCATTTGATGTACTAAGAGAAGATTTAATGAACCGCTGGATACACAGTGGTTCGACAGATTTGGAAGCTAGAGAATCTATCTGGCTTGCAATAAGACTGCTTGAAAGAATCCATGGTCATATAAAGTCCATAGTTGAAACTGGACACATGGCTAAGGTGATGGAAAAGCAACACCCATATATCTGATAGAGGAATTTAATTATGGCGGATAAGCAACCTGCCCCGCAAGTCCCGGCTGGATTACAGCCAATACCCGCGCTAGGTGGAAGTGTCACTGAAGCGCAAGAAGCATTACTCAGCCTATTGGAACCTGAAGAGGAAACTCCAGAAACTGAGGAAGCAACCCCGACTGAAGATGTAGAGTCCACAGAGGAAACTCAAGACGAATCATTGGATGAGGAACCCGCAGAGGAAGAAGAAGCTGAACCCGAAGAGAAGGAGGCTGAAGAAGAATCTGAGGAACCTGAAGAAGAGGAACAACCCAAAGAGGAACTATATACAGTTCGCGTTGATGGCGAAGATGTGGAAGTTACCCTTGATGAGTTGTCTAAAGGATATTCTCGACAACAGGATTACACCAAAAAAACTCAAGAGATAGCTGAATACCGAAAGCACTATGAAAATGCCATAGATCAATATGGTCAAGAAATTGCAGAGATTCAAGCTAATCGAGAACAGTACGTTAATGCTTTAGCAAATATGGTACAGATGGAGTATGGACAGTTACAACAATACCAAAATGTTGATTGGGAGCGATTGAGAGAAGAAGATCAGGATCAGTACCTCTTAAAACGAGAAGAGTATCGTGATATCGAAAATCGTATGCAGCAAACTCAGGCCAATATACAGGAAGAGACTGCGAAACAACAACAGGAGTATCAGGCTAACTTCCAACATACTCTACGAGAAGAGTATGGCAAGTTAGTTAATATCTTACCACAATGGGAAAACAAACAGTTCAGGAGTAAAGTTTCTAATGAACTTAGAAGTTTTGCAGAGTCCAAGGGTTTTTCCAGAGAGGAGATATCGCAGCTTGTAGACCATAGGTCGATACTAATCCTTTTGGAAGCCAAAGCCTTCGAAGAAGGTCAGGCAACTAAAAAGGAAGTAAAGGCCAAGAAGCTAAAGAATAAACCTAAGGTAGTTAGAACTGGATCACCCAGAAGTAAGGAATCTACTGATAAGGTTGCGCGTACTAAACAAATGAAGCGTCTTCGAGGTACAGGGCATATTGATGATGCGTCTGCACTCTTGGAGGATTTTATAGACATATAACTAAGGGAGGGGAATGCTATGGCAGTTCCGTCAAATACTAGGGAAACCTATGGTGCTGTGGGCATCAGGGAAGACCTATCAAATATTATATACAACATCAGTCCTACGGACACACCGTTTCTTAATGGTTGTGGTCGTGGTTCCGCTGATAACACTCTGTTTGAATGGCAAACAGATACGTTAAAGACAGCAGCCAATAATATGCAGATTGAGGGTAACGACTATACTTCAACTGCTGCGACTGAGCCACGCCGTCTTAGCAACTATACTCAAATCTCCGCCACACAGGTCCAGAGT